TCAAGCACTGGACGATGCGCTGGCCGATATGTTGACCCGCTGCGGCATGATGCCGATGATGTCGGCTGGATGGTGAACCGCACTCCGCTTCTGAGCAGAAGAACGGGAGCTGGGCACGAAGTCGATCGTAACATACGACTTGTGCCCGGCTTCCGCTTCGTTGAGAAACTTCACGCCTGTCGCCTCCCGCGGATTAGACAACTGAAGATCCGCGATGAAAACGACGAGACGTTTATGATCGCCGACTTCCCTGGGCACCGTAGCTGCCTGATCGCCTTTCATCCATATCGCCACGGTAAACGGAAAGGCCGCTGATTTCGGTACCGAAATCAGCGGCCATATAACCACGTTCGTAGCGGGGCATGGATTTGAACCTTGGACCTCTGGGTCCATGCCCAGAGGTCCAAGGTTCAAATCCATGACAAGTTTATGTACTACCCCCATTTTGAGCTTAGCAGCTTAGGGCACGATGATGTGCCATGACGAAAAAACGGGTAGCGCCCCCACAATGGCGTGAGCATATCGACAATTGGATTGATTCGCTGAAGGCCGGTGGCCGTAGCGACGGTACGCTGAGAACGCGGCGATACAAGATGACACATATCTCGTGCCTGATAGGCGGGTCGCCGCTGAAGGTCACACATGGCGAGATAGTGGCCGTGTTCGCGTCACAGTCGTGGAAACCGGAAACGCGCAAAGGCTATCGCAACACGATCACCAGTTTCTTCGGATGGATGCAGGCAAGCGGACTTCGCGACGATGACCCCAGCGATGGCATACCAAGGGCGAAACGCCCCAAACCGCACCCACGTCCATGCCCGGACAGAGTGATACTCGAAGCGCTGGGCAAGGCCACGTCGAAGGAACGCATAATGTTGCGTCTTGGTGCCGAGTGTGGCTTGAGACGCGCCGAGATAGGCAGCGTGTCCAGCAACGACGTGATGGACGATCTATTAGGCAAATCACTGGTGGTCAACGGAAAGGGCGACAAGCAACGCATAGTGCCGTTGCCCGATGATCTCGCCGCCGACATTGAACAGGCCAACGGATATGTATTTCCGGGCAGATGGTCGGGCCATGTCGAGGCCAGCTACATCGGCAAACACGTATCACGGCTGCTGGGCGACGGGTGGACCGCGCATAGCCTGCGACACCGGTACGCGACGACAACATGGCAGGCCACACACGATCTGCTGCTGGTCTCGACATTGCTGGGACACTCCAGTGTTGAAACGACTCAGATCTACGTCGCCATGCCCGATGATCGGTTGCGCGCGGCCATGGACGCGGTGGCGTTGCAAGCCTGATAGCATTTGGTGAACGAGTGAAAGGAACCACAATGAAGCGATTTATCTCACTAACGGCCGTCATGGCAACCGTCCTTGCCCTCGGCGCGTGCGGCGGCGGCACGGACACGGCAAGCGATGTGGAATGTCTGGACGTTCCGCAAGAAGTGCTTGACACGGTGGCATCCGGCAGTGACAACGCCGGTTTCACCGGACAGGCCGGTAAGGCCGTCAAGGGCGATACGGATGGCACGTACTGGCTGGCGATGAAGTTCACGGCAGACGGGTTCGACGGCGAATCCGAGACTGGTGTATGGCTGGTGTCCGGTCTGGACGCCGCCACCGTCGCACCGGTCATGTCCGTGGATGCGTTCGCCAAACGGTTCACGCACTGGCCCACGCAAATCAACGGCACCGAACTGAACGGAACAGAAGACAATGCGAAGGCCGCCAAAGAGTGTTTGGCCGGATAGGATGAAGCCACCCGCATGGGTGGCTTCATCCTATTCCGCGTGTCTGGCGCGTGATCTGGCGGTAATCGGGTTGTCCTTCCACCATGCCCACAGGGCCGCGCACACGTTCCACAGCATGGCAACCAACTGGTTTATGGTGTCGTCGGCGATGGGGATGGTATCGACTCCGAACATGACCAATGCGGCGTTGATCAGGCCCACCAGCAGGACGATGAATCTGGCGATGGTGCTTGCGCTGATCTGTGGTGTCGTCGTTTCGCTCATTTGGTTTCCTCGTCATTCTTGCTGGTGGCGGTGATGTTGATCTCAAGCGCGTCGAGTTTCGCTTTCACGGCGTCCTGCACGGCCTTGGCGATGGTGTCGGGGTCCGCACCGAGCGATTTGGACAGGGCTTCTATCGCGGCGGCCTGCGCGGTGAGGGTGGCGTTCATCTCGCGCACGCGCTTGTCGATGTAGCACACGCGCGTGTAGATGTCGCCGTTGGTGCCGTCCTTGAGTCCGGCGTCGTCCGTGCGGCTCAGCAGCGCGTACAATCGCGCGGTGTCCTTGTGTATCCAGCTCAGTCGCACCCAAGCGGGTTGATTGTCCTTGCCGGGGGTGCCCTCGGCACCGATTCCGTAGTTCCAAACGTCGCCGGCACTTGTCATGTCGTTGCCTCCCAATATCTCGTTGGCTTTGTTGATTACATAGTTCACGTCAAGGCCGTTCACGGCCTTGTCGGGGCACCCGTAGTGGTCGGTGCCGGGTATCTCCCGGTGCAGCCACACGTTGCCGTTGCGCCCGTCGTGCCACAGGCGGCCCCAGCCTTGACGGCGCGCGATCTCGGCACACAGGCGGGCCGAAGCGTCCATGCACGAGCGCGTGCAAGGCACGCCGGCCATGCCGCCTTCGTGCTCGATGCTCACGGTGCTGTTGTTGCTCGCGAAGTTCGCGTCGCTCCAACTGCCGTCGCTCTCGCTCACGTACTGGTGTATCTCGCCGTTGCCGCCGATGCCGTAGTGGGCCGAAGCGCCTCCGGCGCGTTGGAAAACGCTGTCGGTGCCGGTCAGATAGCCGACCATGATGTGCAAGGTGATGTGGCTTATGGCGTAGCCGTTGCGCCCGTCCATGTGGTTCGGGCTGCCCACCCATTTGATGTCGCTCACACTCTTGTCTCCTTTCATTTTGTTGATCAGTCGTGGTCGAACAGGTCGGCCGGCGGTTCCGGCGGCGGCGGGCCTAGGCCCTTGTAGATGTGGTCAACCAACGCGCGGTTCCACTGCCACAGGCGTTGGTTGTCGGCTTGCATCTCCTGTGCCAACCGGTACGCTTCAAGTCTGTTTTTGGTCGCGCTGAATAATTGGGACACGACAACCCCGCAGAGGGTGCCGGCCGTGCCTACCAACGTGACAATCACGTCTTCACTCATATGATCGAGTTCCTTCGAGTGCCCAACACCTGAGTGATGACGATCAGGTCTGCCAATCGGCCGTTATTGCTGCCGCACACGTTCGCTTCGCCGGTCTGGTAGACGTTGTTCTGGATGGCGTAGGTGTTGATGGTCTTTCCGGTGATTTTGTAGCACCTATTCTTAAGGTAGAAATTCGTGGCGGAGCTAAAGAATGACGTTGTGAGGCTGATTACCTTTCCGTCTGGGTTTACCACGTCCATGCTGCCGAATACGTTGTCGTTGCTTTTGAAACAGATCGTCAGGCGCTCGAAGTTCGCGGCGCTTTCCGACAGGGTGATTGCGCCGGTGAATGGCGTGTTGTCGTTGTTGTACAGCACCACGGTGTTGCCCCTGATGGCGTCCAACTGCCTTTCGAGCGCTGCCACTCTGGCGGTGAGCGTGTTGGGATCGGTGCCGTCGTAGTCGAAACCGGCCAACGCCTCGTCGATGCCTTCGGCCTGTTGCCTGATGATGTCCGGCAGTTCGCGCACTTGGTCGCCGTCACTGGGATAGGGAAGACGGTAACGCTTCGTCGTCTCCATAGTGTGTTCCTTCCTTGCTGATTGCCATTGCCTTGCTTGCGGCCGCCGCCGGGGCCGTACCGGTCTTGGTGACGTGCCGAAGCGCGCCCAAAACCCAGTCGGCTTCTTTGAACGTGGCCGTCGATGTGAGTTTCTTCATGTCGGCGCACGTCGGTTTGCCGCTTTTCTGGTTGCGTGCGGGCCAGACATGCACGCGGTGCGTCCACCGGCTCTTCTTGCCGGTCACGTCGTAGGTGAGAGTGCCGCCGATCACGCACCATGCGCCGGTGGTGGCCGGCGCGCTGGCGTCGAACCGGCTGCCGGGGAACAAATACACGTCGGGCCGGCAGTATAGGTGGCGTTGCTCCATCTTGTCGCCCCTGAACGTGAGTTCTGGCAAGCGAACACGGTTGTTGCTCTCGGCTATCGCGTTCACAGCGCGGGACATGTCGATACTTGCGGCGCTGCTGGCCGCGTTGCTCGGGTATTCCGTCCACTCGGCCTCGATGCTCAGACAGGTTTCGCCATTGCGGGTCTGCGTGGCGATCTGGGCCACTCGGCTGCCGTCCACGTTGAACTCATACGTTGTGGCCGCCTGTGCCTGTTCCGCAGCGGTCGCGCCGGGGTTCGTCAAACCACGGTGCGCGTATTTCATTTCGACTTGCGTGTAGTAGTCGCCGGCGCTGTCCAACGTTGGGTCGGCGTCGATGATGACGCGGGACGCCGACGGAGTGCGGTAGTCGTCGTTAAGGTTGGTGCCGTAGTCGCCAAGCACGATGGTGGGGCCGGTGAGAATAATATCGGTGTCCCAATAAGCTCGCATGTCCCGGAATTGGGGCACTTGGTCGGCGCGCCTATCCTGATAGGCCATGAAAAACAGGCGGTCTACCTCGAAGTCGTATTTGCCGTCGATCTGGCGCGTTACCTTGCGTTCGCAGAAGTCCATGAAACTGTGCCGTTCGCTGGCCTTCGGCGGCGTCGAAAACGTATCATAGGTGATGGCGAAGGCTGGTATGCCGTCGAAGTTCAGCCATCGTTTCAGCGTGTCGTGCATGCTGCCCTGTAGCCACCATTGGTAGCCGCGCGCGGCCTGTGCGTCGGTGCCGTCGTTAGGCCCCTTGCGACAGTCGGTGCGAAGGATGTAGATACGGTCTGAGGCGGTGAGCTTGATACGATTGCGGCCGCCGTCGTGGTCGAGCATCTGCACGTCGGTCACGTATCCGTCGAACAGGGCGAAGCACAAGGGGCTTTCGTTGTAGGTGCCCTGTAGCTCCCACGCCGGACGGACGGTGAGCCGGTGGCCCATAAGCCCGTTCGCGCTCTTGGAATAACGGCCGCCCTGATCTATCAAGGTGATGTTCAGCACGGCCGGGTTGGTTTCATCCCACGGCTTCTCCACGCCCCACTCGATTGTGAACGGCGACAAGGGCACAAGATCGTCGCTGCCGTCCTGCGCCTCGGGCAGTTGGCGAAGGTCAAGGAAGATGTGGCAGCCCTCCGGCAGCGGGTTGCCCCATTTGCTCACGGCACTCATAACGCCAACTCCCTTCCTCGCACCTTGGCCCAACGGTCAAGGCTCGCCACGATCTCGCCGGCCACCTTGTCGTTGTCAAGGTTGCCGTGCGCGTCCACGCTTATGTTCACGGTCACGCTGGCCGGACGTGCCGCTCCGGCCACGCCGGCCGGTGCCGTGGTGGCGAACAGGCTGGGTGCTGAAGCGCGGGCGCGTAACGGCGTTGCCGTGGCTGTGGCTGTGGGGTCGATGGTGCGCGAAGCCTGATAGACGCGCATGGGCTGGGCCATATAGGACGCCGAAGCCGAAGCTACGGACTTCTTAGCGCCGAAAAGGCCGGACACCCACCCGCTTACCTTGTTCCATGCGCCGCCAATCCAGTCGAACACGCCGCGCACCTTGTCGGCCAGCCACTCGAACTTGCTTGCTATCCAGTTGATAGGCCCGGCGAAGGCGTTCTTGATGCCCTCGCCTATGCCACTGAAAAACGAACCGATTGAAGACCATGCGTTTTTGAGCCACGAACACAGGGCGTCCCATTTCTCGTGTATCCAGTCGGCGGCAATTCCGGCGGCTTTCTTCACGTTGTCCCAGTTCGTCACCAACACGGCGATAACGGCCACGATGGCCAGAATCACGGCCACCACCGGCAGAAACGCCAAGTTAACGGCACCCTGTGCTGCGGCAACGATGGCGGCCACGACGCTGTACGCGGTCATGGCGGCGTTAAGCGTGACTATGACGGCGGCCACGGCCGCGATCACGCCCACCAGCGGGCCAAGCCACGACGTGTTCGCCTGTATCCATGTCGCGACACCGGCGAGTTTCTCGGCCATCTGGGTGAGGAACGGCAACAGGGCTTCGCCCAACGTGGCCTTGGCGTTCTCGAAGGCGGCGTTCATGCGCTGTTGCTGGCCTTGCGCGGTGTCGGCCTCGCGCGCGAAGTTGCCCACGGCCTTGCCGCTCTGGGCGGTGATGGCCGCAAGCGTGGCTTGCATTTTGGCGTTGCGGTCGCCCGACTTGTACAGGTCGCCCAATCCCATAGAAGCAGCCTGAGCCTGTAGCGTGGCGTCGTTCAGGCTGATGCCGTACTTCTCTATGGGGTCCATTTCGCCCTTGAGCGCCGATGATAGCGCGTCCACGGCGTCGGCCGTGGTGCCGCCGAACATGCTGGACAGATCAGCGCCCAAGCCGATAAGTTCGTTTGTCTTGCTTGCCGACTGTTCCGCAGACATGCCGAAGTTCTGTAGCTGGCTGCCCACCAGCGTGGCGAACTCGTTGTATTCGTTCTGGCTTAGGCCCACGCTCTTGGCCGCGTTCTTGCTCCATGCCAGCATTTGCTTGCTAGAGTCACCGAACACGGTTTCGACGCCGCCGACGCTTTGCTGTAGGTCGCCGGCAGCCTTCGCGCAACTGGCCGCGCCCGCGCCGATGGCGGCCAAAGCGGCGCTTGCCGCCACGCTCGCCTTGCCCACTTTGTCCTTGAAGGACATGCTTGCGCGCTGGGCCTTGTCCATAGCGGCCACGGCGCTGGTGGCGTCACCGATAATGCGAATGGCAAGAATCGCGCTTTTCATCGTCTCGCCTCCTTTGCCTCTTGCTCGGCCTCTTCGGCGTCCTCGCGTTCCTTTTCCAACAGTTCCAAACAGGTGCCCCAGTCCTCCGGGCTAGGCCCGCTCTCGCGACGCCACGCCCACGGGGTGCCGCCGAAGCGGGCGGCAAGCACGCACGAATAGGCGTTCAGGCCGTCGGCGTCCCAGCGGGGAAAGGGCCGAAAGTCTCTTCCTCACCGTCGCTCACGTTGGCGGCCACCGGGGTGTCGAACATGTCCACAGCGTCGTCGGTGTCGTTGGCCATGTCCTCGATGCTCACGACGGTTGCCAGCCACCGGTCGAACGGCAGATCAGTAAGTGAGGTCTGGCGGCAGCGCATATAGGCGCTATAGGCGTTGAACTTGACGGCGGCCTCCATGAGGCTGCCCCAGCCGTGGGCCTTGCCGTAGGTTTCTGCGGCGGTGCGTTGGAACATGGTCACCATGATTTCGTCGGTGTGACCGTCGGTGTAGCGAACGCGCGTGTTCGCCGGTGTGGTGATGTCGCTCATTTGCTTAAATCTCCTGTGGTTATGCGGTTTATGATCTTTTCGACGGCCTGAGAGTAAAGGGCCGTCCATTCCGGTTCGGTGTCCTTCGCGGCCTTGTTAGCGAAATAGGTCGCCTTGATGTTGTGGCCGGGCCAGCCGTAGTTAATGACGCCGGCATATGGCACCTTGCCTTTGTTGCCGGCGCGCACCACGCCGGCTTTCTGGGTGGCTCCGGCGCGCACGGTGCGCGACAGTCTGCCGGATACGTGCGGGGCCGTTTTCTTGGCCTCGCCGGCGACTATTGAAGCGGCCTCGCGGTTCACGGCCTTGAGGTCTTTCAGATCGTCGCCGGCTTTCTTCAGGCTTCGCGCCAACTGGCCCGCACCCTTCAGTTGCAAGGAGCCGTTGCCGCCGGCCCCAATCGTCCCGGCCAAACGTCACATCCCGGACGGCGTGTAGGCGCTGGGCGTCACGTCCGTTGCGGCAAAACTGAAGTCGTTGGCGTTCTTGCTCTTCACGTCGCCGCCGATCTGGATGCTGGCAATCGTCACCTTGCCCTTCCATTGGACGGTGCCCGACGTGTTCGGAATGAACGTGAACGGCAGTTCATCGCCGCTGTGCTGGTTGCACCAGACCTGAAGGCCGTCCATGCTGAAGTCTTCCTTGACGCTGCCGGTCAGCGTCCAAGACTCGGTCTGGCTGCCGCCCTCGCTGTGCCCGTCAAGGAAGTTGTCCGGGTCTTCGGTGTCGGTGCTCGGCTCCAACGCGGTGTTGGTCACGTCCGCGCTAAAGTCCTGTTCGCTGCCGGTGCCTCCGATCTTCAACGAGCCGGGGCCAAGTGTGCGTACCTTCGCCATGATTGTTTCCTTTCGGTTAGTCTTCGGTTAGTTCCAAGGGGTTAAGGGTCAGTTCGTAGGCCGCGAGGTTGCCCACGCCGGCCAGCGAATAGGTGACAGGCTTCGCGCTTCGCATGTTCACCTTGCGCGCCCAGAGTCTTTCGACCACGGGTGTGATGATGTCCAACGCTTGCACCTGTGTGGCGGTGGTGCCGGCGATCACGTTCACAGTCCAGATGCGCTCTTGGAACTGGTAGCCCTCGAACGTGATCGTCGGCGGGTCGATCAGCATAACGGCCTTGCCGGGCAATGGCCGGGCCTCTTGAGCGTCGATGGTCACGGCGGCCACGAGGTCTCCGGCGGCGTCGGTGAGCAAGTCCATAAGGGCTTCGCGCTCCTCGCGCACGCTCACGGTCATGCGATCACCAGCCCGCCCGTGGGCACGCCCACCGCGTTCAGTTTCGGCCAGACCGATCTGAGCGGGTCGGTGCTGATGCGGTATGGTTCCACCGTGCCGTCGCCCACGTCCATCACGCCCAATCGGGCGTCGCGGGCGTTGTACAGGTCGGCGGCGCATGACGTGATGCAGTCGGCGCGCACGGTGTCCGCCACCGTGTGCCCGTCTATCGCGCTGTCCACGTAGCTGATGGCGCTGGTGATGGCGCGTTGCACTCGGTCGGCGTCGCCGGCCGGGACTCCGATTTCGTCACGCACCGACGCTTCGTATTTTTTCCAGTCCATCAAGGCTGTGACTCCTTTCATGATGGTTGCTATGGATGGTGCAGAGTGCGAGGGAGGTTAGTCGATTTTGTACAGGCGGGGCGTGATCAACACGTCCATGTCGCCTATGGTGTTGACGAAGATGTTCGTGTCGAACGTGCCGGCCGGCAGGGTTTTAGGCCCGTAATTTTTGGGGCCGAACGTGATGGATTCGCCCCCGTCGTCCGGTCTGAGCGTGGCTTGGATGCCGAAGTTCCAACTGTTAGGGCCATAGGGGAAGTCCGAAGCCTCTATCGTGTACGTTCCCGCGTCCAGATGCACCGAACTGGTCAAGTTATTCCACGAGCCGGCCGCCGTCGTGGTGGAGCCTTTGAAATGGTACGTGCCCGGTGTCGTTTCCGTGACCGTAATCCCCGGGTTGGCACCCAC